GTGCTGTATGGTGATATGGAGGTGATGGTGGGAATACAATGATGCTTCCTGCTTTTGGCTTTATAGCAAATGTATAGTTTAATCCTTTTTCGGCTTCTGCAAAATCTGCTGGAGGTCTTGCCTCTGTTAATATTCCTCCTGGAGAAGCAATAGTAAAAGATATTTCCCCACCTTCATAATCATCATTTAGGTACATAACAAAAGAAACTTTTAGTCTTTCGTCTCCCTCTTGTTGATCAAAGTGTGCTCCCATAAATGTACCAGCTTGATATTTTTTAATTGGATACATTGGAAATAGTTTAGGCTCTTCTGTAATACCTTGGGCTGCTGCATAGTCTCTTGCTACATCGTCAAAAGCCTTTTGTAGTGTGGAATAAATATAAGTATTCTTTTCATCTGATGGGTCTGCCTGGGAAATACTTTTATCTGTTCCATAGACATACTCTTGTCCACTACACGCCATCCATTCGCCCCAAGGATCTTGATTGTCATTCTCAATTGCTTCAACAAGTCTTTTTGGGTCTTCAATTACATTTGTGTAATAGTAAACCTTTTCTTCAAGTATTTCTCTATCCATTTGGTGCCTCCTAGTACCTATTCTTTTGATAGTGATCTTTTTCTTTAATGAATCCAACAAGAACATATCTTACTGGTCCATCTCCTACATGCTTGACTCCATGTTCATACTTTTCATCGCCTGGAAAAAATAACATAGTTCCTGGTTTAGGCCTTAACTGGATATCAAGGTTTGGGAAAAATAACTCACCATCTACATAGTCATCATTAATATATACAATTGTAGCATATTTTATAGATGGATCTGTTCTTTGATCTGTGTGAGATTTTAATTCTACCCCCGCTTGCATTCTTTGAATTGTTGCAAAACCACTTAAAATTAACTCTGGATCAGATTTTACTACCATTGAGTTTAAACCATCATATAATGGTCTGTATATCTCATGGTGTAATATATTAAAATTTTTATCTTTCCAATTTTGAGTAACTTCAAACTTACCTTCAGCAACCAGATTATCTACATCATCTCTACCAAATTTTTGCATGCAAAAGTTTTTTAAGTTTGCGTGATATTCTACTTCCCAGTCTTCTTGAGATGTACTATTTATAATATCCCAAAAAGTATCTATTTGATCTTGTGATAAAAAGTTTTCAACAGAAAATAGTTTTGAGGTAATATCTTCAACTACATAGCCAGCATCTGTCAACTGTTTTTTTAAGGACTCAATCATTTAGAATATCTTCTACCTTGTACTTATTTCCATTTGCATCCAACTTCCAACCTTGCTTTAAAAGCTCTTGCCACTCTGCTCTTTCAATTTCTTGATTGGCTCTAGTCTCTTTCATTTCTACAGCCCAGGCATCTCTTAGTTCTTGCGGATAATCTGATTCTTCTCTGTCATCCCAGAAAGATCCGATGGTATATCTTACTCCACTTGTAATAAGGGATACTTCGTGCATGTTGTTAAATCCTCCGTCAAATACGGCAAGCATTCCAACCTTTGGTTGAATCTCTACGTCTTGTGCTGGAAACTTAAGCAGTCCTCCCTCAAAGTCGTCATTAAGGTATAAAAAGCCTGCATACCTACTTCTCGTAAATGCCCCAGATTTTCCATGCTCATCTGTATTGTCAGAGTGAATTCTTGCGTATGCTCCTGGCTCCCACTTTTGTGTATGGTATCCAATTTTTGATATTACCTTTGGATCTAAGTCGTGTACGGAAGCAATTGCTTCTGGCATCATCTTTTCAATATCTGAAAAAATAGTTGGAGATAGTCCAACGTCAAGAACTTCTTGGTCATTGTCTTGTGGAAGTACAGAAGAGTATGACTCATAAAATGAGATAGGCATCCATGATAACTTTCCACCCTCTGCTTGAGCATCAAGTGCTTGAACCATTTTTTGGCACTCTTCATCAGTAACAAAGTTTTCATAAATAACTATGTCCTTTGTAATTCTTTTTTTATTGTTTAGATTCATTTTATCCTTCTTTCTTTGTCTGCATTAATTTTATTGGGATGTTCATCTCTAAACTTTTGCATTATATCTGGCTGCATTGATTCCCAAACATCTTTTCCAAATTCTTTCTCTTTTTCAAACCATTCATCATCTCCAAGAGAATACTTCATCCAATACATTCTGGATAGGTATTTACTTGTCTTTTTTGCTGGCATAACTCCGTGAATATAGACTGAGCCGTTCTTTGTTAGTATGTCTGGATGACCTGATGGAAATACTAAAAAGTCTCCTGCTTCTGGCTTATACTTATAGGCTTCTCCATCAACAATAAAGTCAATCTCTCCACCATCATAGTCATCATTAAAATACACTAGAGCAGTTATTACAAACTTGTACCCTGGGCTAACAATTGGTTGGCGTATATAGTCAGAATGATATGTCATGGCTATTGGGTCTACAATGTCTGTTCTATATCTTGCTATAGATGGTCCAGACCTGTTCCACTCTTTTACCTGTTCTCCATAATGATTTGTTATCTCTTTATCTTGATCAAGATCTATATTATTTTTAATAGCGTAGTCTTTTGTTACTGCATAAAAGTTATTAAATAATTCTAGAAGTGCAAGTTTTTGAACTTCCTGTTTATCTGTTTTAGTTTCTATCTGCTGCAAATACTCTGTGCTAAATCCGTGTGGATGATCTTTAAATGTAGGGTTTAAATACTCTCCAAAGTCAGACCATTTTGTCCACTCATTTAGCAGTTCGTCTTCGTGACCTGAAGAATTTTTTAACTCGGAGTGCGTCTTTGTTATATCCTTAAACATATTTTTATAAACAAATATTTGTGGATATATTTCTATTGGGTTAAGCGCTGGCTCTGTCATGGTTGTCTCTCCCCCGTATGTTTTTTAATCTCCCAAAAAAATGGACATGTAAATCTTATGCCACTCTTAATCTCAGTAACTCCATGAATATAATTTTTATCCCCTGGGAAAAAGTAAGCAGCACCTTTTTTAGGTTTAAACTGCACACCTTGTAGTGGGAAGTATAGTTCTCCACCTTCGTAGTCGTCATTTAAATAAAACAAACTAGAAAGATCATAGTTGGGAAAATCGTTTGGAGTTCCAGCATCTGGGCCTTCATGTAATTCTTTATCTGCATGAGGTTTTTGAAATTGTCCAGGAAGCCACTTAACAATGGTTGTTCCAGTTGGGTGAACTTCTACTTTATAAAACTCTTCTACAATTGGTTTTAATCTTTGAAATAGGCCAGCAACTATTGGTGATATTTTAGGATCATTCTTGTCTAAGGTTGGCTGAGTTGCAACTCTATCCTTCCAATAATCTGAATCATAGGTAACAGTTCCATTTTCATTTACATGGCTTTCGGTTACATCCCAAATTGTTAAAGATTTGGCAGCTTTTTCTAAAAACTCTATCTCTTCCTGCGTCATAAAGTTTTCTAGCTCAACAATCATGTCTTTGCTATCCCCAAACCACCCAGATGGAGTTATAGACGGTGTTCTTTTAACTACTGTATATGAGTCTTTATTTTGTTCCATATTTATATTATATCACCCTTCGTATTGTCTGTTACGCTTAGTTTTAATGTTTTTACCTCATGTGAACCTTGAGATTCTTTGTTTTCATTTACCGCATCTCTATACCAGTCTGTCCATTTCCCAGTTTTATTTATTTCTTGTGCAGCATTTCCATAGGACATATTGGCTTCTAATCTTGTTCTATCATTGTCTTGGTATTTAACAATTTCAATATTTGTACCGTTTAAATTTGACAAAGATATAGGAATTATTGTAGCAACTGGGGTTCCAGCTTTGATAACCACTCTTTTGTTTGCTACTTTTGCTTTAATAGCTAAAGGCAGAGGATTGTCATAAAAAGATGTGCTCATTAATGATGACATTGTTTCAAACTCATTGCTAAAATAATTTACTGGATTAATAGTAAAAATACTTACATCTTTGTCTGTTCTAAAAACTAAACCCGTATTTAAACTTATAGAAGATTGACCTCTTCCAGAATATGCTCCCGATGGGCTGAATATTTCAACACGATCTGGAGTTTGATCATTAACTCCATCCCAAATAAACTCAATATCTTCTACACAAGAAAGACTCCAGCCAATTACGTTTGATTGGGTTACTGGAAAACATCTATAAGCATGGCCTTCTGATGTTACATCCATCCAGTCTCTTTTAATTGACATGGGCTGAATATCAAACAAAGCCCCCTGTGTTTTTTCAACTGAGATATTAAACATTAGTCTGCCTCTGCACTATACATTTCTGGAGTATGAA